AAATATGGCAAAAAAACGTTTTAAAGATACCGGCGTTGGGAAATTCTTGTTAGAAAAAATACCCAACGTCGTTGGTGCAATAGCAGGGGACACTCCTGTGGGCTCTGTAATACAAGCTATTATAGGAGGCTCTGATATGTCTGAAGAAGATAAAAAAATTGCACTTAAAAAGTTAGATATTGAAAGAGCTGAAATAGACGGTACGACAAAACGCTGGGTAGCGGATGCAACCTCAGGGTCATGGCTTGCAGCCAATGTTCGCCCTTTAACTTTAGTTTTTTTAACAGTAAGCTATGTAGCTGGGTGGTACATGGGTTACCCTTTAGATTCAATAACAGGACTTTTAACAATAGTGATTGGTGGCTATTTCGGATCTCGTGGAGTTGAAAAAGTATTTGGAAATAGTAAACATAAATAAAGATGCAAGATTTAAAAATATATGGAATTTCTGTTAGCGGAATAACATTTTCTTTTTTACCAGACATAAATCCAACACTGCAAACAGTGGTATTATTATTAACTATTGTTTATACTGTAATTGGCATAAAACAAAAATTAAAAAAATAAATGAAATATTTTAATCCATCTGAATTTAGCAATTTTGAAATGATGGACGAAAAGCTTCTTAATATGTTAGACGAACTTAGAGAGGCTTATGGAAGTCCTATTAAACTAACCTCAACGTATAGAAGTCCAGATCACCCAATAGAAGTAAAAAAGAAATCTCCAGGGGAGCATGCTTATGGTGCTGCTGTTGATATTGCGTCTGTTGGTGGAGAGGCTACTTTTAAATTAGTTAAAGCAGCTATAGAAGTAGGTTTTACAAGAATAGGGGTTAGTAGAAAAAATAATTTTGTGCATGTTGGTATTGGATACCCTGATGCACCACCTATAACACTTTGGACATATTAAAATGAAATTAATTAGAAAAATATCTATTGGTCAAGACTATAAGAATGAAGCAATGCATTATTCTGTTGGCCAAGAAGTTTACGGAGGTCACACTATTTGTGACATTATGGAAAAAGAAGAAGGCTACTCAATTTACATTCAAAAAGAAGGAGCACAGTTGCCGTGGAAACATTTTAATAAAAACATGGCAGTTTCCATTGAATACAATTTAGACTATTAATGAGATCATTATACAATTATATCATATTTACAAAAGATCGTTACGATAATAAAAAAAATATAGGGAAAAAAGAGCTGATATTAAATACAGAAATAACTGAAAGAGATTATCATTTTGTAAACAGGGTAGGCAGGGTTGTTAGTACACCTATAAATTTTAAAACACCTGTAAAACAA